CTGATTTTGCAGAATTGACTGCAGAGTCGTCAGTTCTCTAGCTTGAACTGGAAATCCTGGTTTGAATAAAACCTTGTAAAAATTATCATCCTTATCGAAATCGTCAAAATAAGGATTGATATTGAGATTAGTTTTCTGTGGCATCGTTTAGAATTCCAGGATGATTTTAACGTCTTCTTTTTGTCTTGAGTTTCTGGAGATTGCTGGACGATTGTCAATATAGACAATATCTCCTGACTTTTTATTTATCTCAGGATCACCAATCCCATTATTAATTTGAGTTCCGAGAGAAATAAGTTTTGTTCCCGTAGGATTTGTAGTAATACCAGTAAAATTATGAATTTGACCGGAAAAACCTCCACTGGTGGTAACTGAGTTTGTATTACCATTAGCGGGGTCTTCAAATGCATATAATCTAGAATCAGTGGAAACCCCAGCATGATCTGTTTGATCAAAGGTAGTTGGATTAAAGAAAGCATTTCTATCTTGGAAATACTTCAATACTTTAGTTTCATTATCAAATGATGCAACAAAACCAATCGCATTCGCAGTATTACTTTGAACACTTTGAGTAATTTTGTCGCCAACAGATACTGTTCCAGTAACTGATGAGAACTTCAAAGCTCCTAATGAAGAGAATTGATTTTCAGTAAACACTGATGTAGATCCAAAAGATGTTGGATTTTTAACAATACCAATTTGCCCAAAAGTTACGTCAGTTGGAAAATCTCTAGTAGAATCATCAAACCTTGCATAACAAAGAACTTTATCAGCTCCAAGTTCTTTGTAAATATCATATCCATGACCTTTTGAAGGTGGAATGATTGGAATTAATTTTGCTCTTGACGATGCGGTTCCATTAATAGAACCAAGATCAACCATACCATAACTGTAATTTTTACCACCAGAGGAAACGACAGTATTTGTAATTTTACCGTTGACATCAACGTCAACAATAACTTTACCGCCAGTTCCATCACCTAAAATATTAACTTCATAAGATCCCTGATCATATCCCAATCCTTGCTTGTCAATATAAACTTTCTTAATCTGATTCTCATTAGTATCAGAATTGCCATTGTTCCTAACGGCAACTATTTGAGCAGATGTTGAGGTAGACCAATCATTTGGTACTGAAATGTATTCAGTAGAATCAAACTTGACAATATCAGATGGTGATACTGAAAAAAGGTATTTCCAAACATACCCATCACCACTTACACCCGCTTTTGATGGTTCAAGATCGGTAAAGGTTGGTTCATCAAGTGAGGCATTTCCTGTTGTATTGATACCAGAAGATCCGTTATCAATGACAGAATATACTTTGAACTCACTATTCATTACATAATAATTTGTATCATAAAGTCTTGATGACTTTGTAATTGGAGAAAGATTATTGAGACTGTAATCATGACGATACATCTCATACTTTGTGCCCCTAGTCCAATCTATCCTTCTTATAAGTCTCCTTACATTGGAGGAGGATATCTTCTTACCAAATGACATATTGTCGCCAATAAAATTGGCATAATCAATATTATCAATGGGACTGGGTGTGTTTGTATCCCATACCGTGGTTCTTCCAAATCCAACGATGGAAGGATTGGATAAACCAACAAAAATATAGTAAGAATTATCAGTACTAGTGACGGAATCTACAAAGTTTCCCGCATTTAATATTCTAAACTGATCGGTTACAATTGCCGCCATTGTTGCTAGCTTTTTTCTATATTTATAACTATCCTAGATCCTTTCTGAGTGATCCACCGTCTCTCAAACCGAATCCACGTCTTTGGATAGTAGGGAATGTTGACAATCCAGCATCAACTCTCAAACCTGTAACACCAATAGCAACTGGAGAGGATGATCTGGAGAATCCGGAAAGTCTACCCCAAGACAGTGTTCCTTGTGGAACTGTTAGACTGCCTGTAGTAGTAAGACCTGCATGTGTGGTAGTGGAAAGGATATTGCAAGTAGCAACTCCAGTTGTCGCTGTCAAGTGAAGATCGTTGATGATATAAATGTTGTCCAAGAAAGTTGTTCCAATTGCAACGAGTGAGTTATCAGATCCATTAATAGATCTAACACCATTACCAACACTGGTGTTCTTGACAAAGATTGGATAACCTTCTTGAAGTCCTGAGGTGCTAGATGCTGTGAAACTAAACGCAAGAGCAAGAGCGTTTCCACCAGTTCCAACTGCTGTGGCAATACCAGTGATTGTTGCAGCAAAACCAGCAACGGCGGTTATACCAGTAACCTTTTCAACAGAGATTGATGGAGAAGATACTATAACTTGTGGAGGTGCTGTGCGAGTATAACCGAAACCAGCATTAGTTACAGACGCCGAGTTAATAAAGTCGTTTACAATAGCAACTGTACCAGTTGCGGTCGTGCCAACACCAACACCAACTGCCTTAGGAGCAGCGATCTTAACAGTTGCAGAACCTGAATATCCAGCACCTCCAGAAGTAACATCCAGGGAACTAATAGTTCCGGTACTAGACACTACAGCGGTTACCGCAGCGGATACTGGTTCGGTTGTTGTATTAACAAGTAATCCATCTACAGAAGAAATAATGATGGAAGATTCATTTTCTTCATAGTTGAATAATTGTGCATCATCAACAAATATTTCTGTTGCAGAATCAGAAACATCACCGATTACTCTTGCAGTTGGATAAACCTGTCCTTCAATAGAATCTCTTGTTTTGAAAACTAATTCACCACCAAGTCTTTGATCCACCTTCTGTTTGATCCAACTAATTGGTTTGAAGTTAGTGTCATCAATACCAAGACCAGCATAGAGATTTGTCTCAACTTTATCGGAGTTGTTAATATTAAAAACTGTTCTAGGATCCTGAGCAAGACTATTTTTAGTTTTCTGAAGTTTGACAATATCACCAGGTTCAAGAGTAGCGTTAACATTTACACTAACACTATCAGTTCCTCGAGTTCCTCTGTAGAAGAAGATATCAATATTATCATTTGCAGTTGGTGCAGTTTTGAACAAAATTGATGTGCCACCAACAAATTCGTAATTGACGTTTGGTTGTTGAATGACTCCATTTACATAGATCAATAATACGGCTTCAAGATCAATTTGTGCAGAATCTGGATTGTTTCTGTCAATTTCAAAACTTACTAGTTCACCTTTATAGTTTAAGGGGAATCTGCGACGACTTCCATCAATAAAGTCTGAAATAGAATCAATATAATCAAGTTCACCAAACTGCCAAGCAGCAAATTTATCATTAAAGATATCCAGAACTTCAAACTCTGGTTCATTAACCATAGCAGGAAGACCTTTGGCAGTTACAAGACCAACTGCTTTGAACTTGTCACCAATTCTAAATCCATATCCATTTCTAACAATCTTGAAGTTCTTAACCTCAAAGAGTGTAGATCCTATTCCGACTGCAGTAATTGCAGCACCAACCTCAACATTAAGTAAAAGACCACTACCAGTGTCAGTTGTGGCACCCTGACCAAGACGAGAAACTCCAGTGATTGAAAGATTTTCGTAAGAAGGTGAAGGAATATTAATAGTTGGATTGTAACTGTATCCTGTACCACCGTTTGTTACATTAAATGCAAGAGATCCACCAGCACCAACTGTGACTGTTACAGCAGCAGCATTACCAGTATGGTTTGGATCAGTGATTCCAATAGCAACAGATCCACGGTATCCAGAACCAAGAATGTCAGTAGCACCAGCACCAATAGACTGAATTACACCACCAGAAACAAATGCAGTTACAGAAGCACCAACAAGAGGAGCAATTCCTAGACCTTGAGTAGATCCAAGAGAAACAATCATTCCACCTCTTGGAAGTTGATTTTTATTTACATCAGTTTCAGAAATTACAAGGTCATCATTTGAATCTTTTATTCCAGTAAACACTACATTAGAAACGCCACCACTTTCAGTAAAATCGTAGTTTCCTCCAGTATTGTTATCAGTGGTTGGAGTTTGGAACATATTATTGATGAATACCAAACCACTTCCAGTTTCAATACCAGTTGTGTTTGCACCACCAACGGTCAGACGATAAGTTGCACCAATGCCAGTGAACTGTCTGGTAATATCATCGTAAATCTGATTAGTCGCATAATCATTTCTCAAATAAACTCTACCATTGAAAGTGGACTTAGTAAATGGAATGTTACTCTGATCAACTAGTTCTTGAGTATTGCCTCTAGGTGCTTCAGTGAAGTGAATCTTACTTCTAGTCATATTGTAAGAACCTTGGAACACTCTGATGGTAGATCCGTCAGTATGTGTGGTCGCTAGAGTACCGACAAATCCTCTCTCAGTCTTAACAACATTGAAGGAACCTGTTCCCGTGATAGGACCGATAGTTGTAGTTCCAAGACCAACAGCATTAACCCTGACAAACTCATCATCAACCTTCAGAACATCTCCTGGGAGAATGGAGGAGATTCCAGAAATACCAAAGTATGTTGCACCAACAGAAACAGAACCACCATTGTTACTGAGAGTATAGTTAATTGGTGAAAATGCCAGAGGAGACCTTGAAACACCATCAATTGTAATCAGAGATTTCTCAAGTTTTTTCTCCATTTCAAGAGTATGTCCATTTCCACTTCCAGCAGAATTAAATGTGACTGCTGCTCCAGTTTTACTGGTGGCAAGTTTAAATTCATTATTATTGGTCTTAATAGCATAAACTGTGGAAGGAAGAATATTTCCATCAGACATAACCATGGAAGTGTGAGCACCACCTATGAATGTGGATCTTGGTGTATATGTTAGTTTTTCACGGTCACTAAAGAAGTGATCGGCAATTGTGAATACGCCCGTTCCAAGATTGACTACGGTAGAAATACCAGGATTGAATTGCTTTTCAAATACTGGAACATTGTTATGCTTAATATCAAAGTCAACCTTATTAGTTCTATCACCATTGATAGAATCAAATTGAGAGGTCTTCATTTGTTCATTTACAGATCCATAAGTCAATATTGCAGGAACATTATTCAAGTCTTTTTCAGTTTGAATTATTTCACTGTAAGTTTGTACTGTAATGTCATCTGTAATACTTGGATCTGGATGGAATATTAAAATGAAGTTATTGCCATCAATTGCAGCTCCAAAAGTGCCAATACCCATTGTGCTGCCAATTGACAGGTGTGGATATTGTACTGTGAATGCATTGGTATTGTTATGGTTGAATAATACCTGATGAAGTGCAGATGTATTACCATAAGATACTTTTGCAGTAGACTTGACTGTTGTTATATCTGTTTTATTATAAGTTAATACTGTAGAAATTCCAGTTCCTGAGAATGTAGAGAATTTAGTTTCAAGGCGACCTTCTCTAACAGAACTATCTGGTTGACCATTTGCTTTGAAGGTATGAGTGCCGATTCCAGCACCGACTGTATTAAAACCAACAATTCTAGAGCGAACAAGAACATTATTAGACTCGGTATTCTCAAAATTCAATTTAAGAACACCAGAAGTTATGCTACTGGTGAAAGTTCCAATGAACTTAGACGAAGTTCCAACAATGCTATTATCAAAGAAGAAATCTGATCTATAAGTATCAGTTCCATCATGATCAACAAACATGTCAACAACAGTTTTCTCTTTTGTTACTGTATCAAGCAATTCAAAGTTAGCAAATAAAGATTCAGTTCCACTTGCATCTGCTTCAAAAACTAAACCTGTAGAACCAACTCCAACAGAAACATTGTTACCAATTAAATTGACAAATCCAACAGACTGTGTGCCAACTCCTGCAAGTGATGTGTTGAAGTTATTTTTAATGAATTTAATATCTAAATCATCGTTATAAGGATCGTCTGGAGTAAGTCTTAGTGAGACATTACCAAAGGAGTCCTTCACTGCTTGTATATCAACAAGATCATCTTTTGTATTATGAATAGATGCCTTTTCAACAGTAACTAAATCATCATCTTTAGTGTTAAGGACAACTAATTCAGTTGCTTGCAAGTCCTTACTACTAGGTTTGACAATTTGAATTAAATATCTGCTGTACCCATCATTTTCAATAAATTTATCAATACTAGAGAATAGTGTAGTATTTGCGTTTTCTTGATTGGAAAACTTACTATTAAAGTTGTCAATTGTAAGAACTCTATTTGTCTTACATTCAATATAATCTGCTAATCTCTTATTTTGGAATTTAACAAATTTGGACCTTTCTCCTTCTACATCAAGATCAATACCAAAATCAAAGAAATTGATAGCATCAACTCTCATAGGAGTTCCATTTGCACTTAAGTTGATAATATCAACCAAAGCAGTGCTTACAGCACCGCTGGTAGCAGCAGAAACTCTACCCTCACTAGTAATTCCAGTATCGGCAAAATTCTTTAGTCCTGGCGAATGAAGAATACTATTTACAGGATTTATCCACTTATCAAATACAATTGGACTCTTAATACTGTAAGATAGATTTTGATAGTAATCATTATTGGGGATTACTTGAACATCATTGTTAAGTTGACCAACATTATCTGACCAACCATCTTTAGTTTTAAGGGAATAATCAACCTCAAAAAATCCATTATTTTCTGTAATAGAATCAATTGTAGCAAATGTACCTGAATTTTTTCCTACGATAACATCACCTACAGAAAGATCAAAAGTTCCATAAACCTTGATTGAATCGTTAAGATTATTAGTAACAACTAAATCTCTTTCAGTATAAACGTTCCCTACTTTTGTGGAGAGAGTCTCACCAACAATGAATTCAAGGGAAGACTGCGTAACAGTGAAAGATGGATAATTATTTTTGTTGATTAATGTGGCAAAAGGAGCTGAAGCAGTTTTAGCTACACCAGCGTTAGTTGCATATGGAGAAATATCAAACTCAACCTCAGCAGGGTTTGTATTTCTATATGCAGTTACTTTGAAGAAGTTATACGAATAATCTTCAGAGTTAAATCCAGTTCCTGTAGTGGATGCTAAGGAAATGTTTTCAACATATACAAAGTCATTTACAGCAAATGGTGCTGTAACAGTTGTAAATCCAAGAGTTGGAGTTGAAAGAACACAAGTTACAACACCTGCAGGTGATGAGAAGACACTGCTAATACCAACACCATTACTATTATTAATTGCAAATACTTTTGATTCTGTATCAGAGAGACCTTTGGGAGCATGAAGTATCTCAACTGAATTAATTGAAGAACCCTGCACTCTTGCTACAAGAGTTCCAACCTCGTATGGACGACCAGTATCAGGATTTACAAGCACCAGATCTGGGACAGATGTATATCCAGATCCACCAGAATTTATTGTAATTCCAGAAATAGTATTTCTATTTACAATGACGATGTTAGGTGAAATGTAAGCTTGTGGACTGAGAGTCTTGTCTGAAGAGAAATCAAATCCAGCATCTTCAATAGTAATTTGATTTATCCTTCCAAGAGTTGTAGATGTTGGAATGATATCTGCATTAATACCTGCGGTAGAAGCTATACTAACAAATTTTGGTAACTTTTTATAATTTGCACCACCAAAAGTAATTTGCATTTTATCAACACCACCAAGAGCTCTTGGTGAAGGAGTTGAATACTTAAGTACCTTTGTAGATGATTGGTTGTAATTAAGATTTTCTGGTACACCACTCAATGAAACCGTAAATTCAGTTCCTCCAGCACCAATGATTTCATAAGATCCGGTATAAGTGCTATCAACAAAATTAATCTCAGAATAATTTACAACGTCAGTATCTGCAGTGCTAATATATCCAGATTTATCCAATTGATAGTAAATCTTAGATGGAAGATCTTTATGATAATTTAAAGTGAAGGTTGACGCAGTAACCGTATCTGCTATACCAACAGTTCCAACTCCAACGGTATTGAAAATTGTAGAAGATCCGATAGAAACTAATTCATTTTCAAAATTACGATCATAATAAAGTCTAAACTTATAACCACTTAATGAAGAATCATTTACGTTGAATACAAGATTATTATCTCTTACAACAGAGAGGTTTGGATTAATTAGTGACAACTCCTGACTAGATCCACCAGTTGATCCCAAACTTACAACTATTGGTGGTTCGGAGACAGCATTAAATCTTGAGTTTGCAAGATTAATTGTATTATCATCAACTTTATAAACAAAGTAGGAACCTGTCTCAAGACCAGATACAACAAGATTGGAGTCGTAAAATACTTTGTCACCGGTTTTAAAACCGTGCCCAGTTAAGGTAAGTCTATTTGTAGAGGTGCTTACTGCTGTAGAGTTAAATCCTACAGGATTAACAAGTAATTTGTCATTTGCAGAGTTATACTTTAAATAAACAGAAACTGACGTTCCAATACCAACCGACTGATCAGGGTTGACACTCAAATTGATTGTATCGCCATTATTAAGACCATGTGCAGTAGAAACTGCAACCTTTGCTCTAATTTTTTCCGCTTTTGCAGTAATTTGAGTTTTATTTGAAGTTAGAGAATATCTAAAATCTCTACTATCAGCATTAGATATTATATTTCTAAAGTAAAGACCTTCAGTGTTTGTGGTAAGTCCCACCTGAGTACAGAGACCAATTAAATCATTAGTCTTTTTGACTACAAATAATGTTTCAGTGTCACCACTCTGAGGAATACTGAATGTTGCACTAGTCTCAGTGTTAGATACTGTAAATCCTTGAGATCCACTAAATCTTTCAAATGTAACTTGCTGACCAGTTTTGAAAGGATGGTCTGGTAGGTAAACCGACTGATTTGGAACAGAGATTGTATAATGTCTATCTCCGGTAAAATAAGATCTGGATGAAGATGCTCCAGTTGTTGTTCCAATACCTACAGATTGGATGCTATTGAAAAATACTTTATCATTTAAAGAAGAATCAAAGTCTGGAACACTTAATGGTATAGTAAATTTGCTTGGAGATACAAATACGTCAGTATTTGCAGTGTGTGCGGCACCTACAATCCCCCTCAATACCCTGACAACTTTTTTATCGGGGTATGTGCCCAAAACAGATAATGTTTCTGTTCCAATACCTAAAGTGCTACCTACAGAAATAGAGTTGACAACTCTATTCACAAACATGTCGGTGACAAAACCAACAGTGGAATTAGCAGATAACTCCACTGACAATCGCGTTCTTTCGGAAGAAACTCCAATTTTATGAGATTTTGTTACACCCGAAATAAATGTTGACAGTCCAGAAATAACAATTTGATCGTTATCAAAGTAGGGGTGTGAGGGATCAACATTTACTGATACTACCTCAGGAGACTCTCTAACTAATACTACATTTTGAAAAGACTGAATCGTTGTATCAATCCTTTCAATTGATTTGCCAGTAACCCTAGAAACATACGCAGAAAGTCCTCCTCCACTTGTATCAGTATTATCAAATTTTGCAGACTCGCCAACTCTATAATCAGTTCCAGCTCCGTTGATTTTAAATCCACTAACAGAACCTTTGCTGATAGAATCAATTACTGCACTTTGAGTAATAATTTCATTAGGTTCAGAAACAAAATCATTGGTTGCAAACTTATCACCAGCAACATAAGGGAATGTGTTTCTCCTTAAATCGGAAGAATTGAAATCAAAAGTTTGATCAATGTTTTGATTTACTGGGACGGAAGAATAAGAGTCGCCCATAAAGAATGGGAACTTACTATTTTTTCCATCACTAGTAATTGAAGCGTGATAAGCATAAACTCCATTAGGATATTCTGGAGTTTTGGAATATCTTCCATTATGCTCATCCAAATCACCAGAATCTGTAAACTTATAATCTTCAATGAAAAATCCTGCTGTAAAACCGATTGGTCTATCAGAAACTTCTGCAGTTGCTAATTCATAACCACTTGATAAGATTTTAACACCAGAATTTACGTTTGATGGATCTACAAAAGCATACGCACCATAAATGGGATTGCCGTCATATGCCCAACCAATAATTGGAGAGTGTGTTCCTCCAATATCTCCAAATGTATCTGCACCTATGGCAGTAGAATATCCAACTAAACCATAACCAAGTTTATCATTAGTCTCTACTAACACTTCATCACCAAATCTGGTGTGCATATTGCAAGTTAAATCTCTAACTTCAACATCAACAACGCCATTTTTACCTGCTGGTGTTACAACTACTGATGTGTTATTTTGTTCGTAACCACTACCACCAGCAATAACTACTACTTGAGTAATTTTTCCATCACTTACAATTGATCTTAGTCTTGCACCAAGACCCTCACCTTCAACTTCAAGGTCTGGAGACGAAGAATATTCTGATCCAGGATTTGTAACTTGAACTGAAACTACCTTTCCACCAGAAATTAATGGTTTAAGTTCAGCATCTTTTCCATTTTTGATTTTAATATTTGGTTTTTTCTCAAAATTGAGAACAGTTGATCCATATCCCGTTCCAGTTTCATATAAGTATAGATCAACAATCTCACCTCTTACAGAGGGAGTTGCTGTGATAACACCAGATACACCATCAAATTCTGCATTGACTGTAATGCTTATTGGAGGATAAGAGAAGTTTTGGAATCCAGTTCCGGATCCAGTAATATTAACATGATGGTTTTTAGTATAATTTGTTGTATCAGTTCCACCAACACCAGCATTTGCCAGTTTAAATGAATGATCATCAACTTTTAGAACTTGATATTGAACTGTGGTAGTAAGACCAGTTACAGCAGTTCCATCTGTATCATAAACAATTTTATCACCATCAGCAAATCCGTGATTTTTGAATGTTATTACATCAGATACTGTGGAGATGCTCTCAGGTTTAACTTTAAGTTTTCTATTCTCATATCCAGATCCTGAATTGATAACTTTGATGGAACTAATATTTTTCTTACCATCAAATAATCTAAACTTATGAATACCTTGAGAAGAAGTTGTAAATCCTACTGTGTTGATACCACTTGAGTAATGTTCAAAAGTTTCATACAATTTGATCGTTGTTGTGTTAACCAATTGAGCATAATATACAGATCCACTTGCTAATGCTCTATCTTGATGATCATTTGAACCACCAAAAGTTCCAATACCAATTGCATTATTACCGTTTCTACTATAGACTATTGCGTCACCATCCCTTAAGTTGTGAGGTGTTTTAAACGTGATAGTTTCATCACTATTATCAATCGCTCCACCACCACCAGTTAAACGAGCATCAAATTCAATTTCACGATACCTTGTTTCTAAAACTGGTTGAAGAACAGCTCCAGAACCATTACCACCACTAATAGTTACGGATGGAACCTCAATAAGATCAAAATCTTGAGGGTCAATTTTTACTTCAGTTACACCACCACGAACAACAGCTCTAACAAGTGCAGTTGTGTGAGCAGCACCAGGAGAGTCAATTTCAACAGTTGGTGGGTTTATTACATCATATCCGTCTCCACCATTATATAATCTAACATTTTTAATCGGACCAGAATAAATCTTATCAGTTGACTTGTAACTTATAATTTCTGTGCCATTGACCAACATTCCAGTAGATCCTGGCAAAGTTGATGTTCCTTTCCCATCCTTTATGTTTCTGATGATGGGAAACTTTTTCAGTAATTGTTGAGGATAAATTGCGTCACTTTTTTGACTTATAAGAACAAACTTGTGTGTTCCAGGACCAGCAGATGTAAACTCTATAGAAGAGTCCGATTCAATTAAAGACCTAGAAGCAAACAATTTTATTTGATTGGATGCAGACAGTACCTTTACAAAGTAAATCCCCTCAGGGACGCCTACAAGGGTGTCTGAGGACGCTCTGTAAAAGACTTCATCGCCAGTTACAAATGGAACTGGGGATGCAAAAGAAATAATGTTGTATTTTAAAGTTGAATTGTTAAATCCTTGAAGTGCACTACCAGAGGCAGAAGTCAAGGTAGCACTCAAAGCACTCTCAAGAATGTTGTATGATGGTAAAGAGTTTGAGGCAACATATGCATGAGCATTATCAAAATAAACATTTTGAATGTCAGTGGTAATATTATTGTCACCATAAAATAGTGGAGTACCACTACTAGTAGCGGTCTTAAGTTTTCTCCTAATCGTGTAGATTGCTGAACTAATGCCAGTAAATCCTGCAAGATTGTTAAGAGTGATTTGCTTATTTGAGGCAGTAATTGAAGCAACTACGGCGTTGGCGTGAAGAACAGTTTCTGTGGATCCACTTAAAATATCTACAGAATCTCCAACTTTGAGACTGGATTTATCAATTTCACTTTTCAGTTGAACTGTGGCACCATTTATACTTTCAACATCAAATCTACAACTTGTATTGTATATCCAACTATTGGCAAATATTTGCTTATCAGTTTTATTGACTTCTGGATTTTTGATTCTTTCACCAATGTTTTTTACAAATATTCTTTGCCCCTCATTGGAGAGTAGAACATCATCAGTAATTTTAACATCAGAGAGGACACCTCCAATTCTAACTTCTACTTTCTTAGAAAGGTCACCATCTTCGTATCCTATGTAAACTTCGTCAGTTCTAAGATCTGTTTTTGGATCTATGGCAGTTCCAATACCACTACATCCAAGGAACTGGTTTACAGTTTTATCAGAATACTCAATAGTATTTCTACCAGAAATTACAGTTCCAGTCTGTGCAAATCCAACTGTTGAATCAACAGTTACAACAGAAGAACCTACACTAACACTATTTGAAACTTTTGTGGATGGTTGAACTTTAAAAGTCCCTTCTACAACATCTCTATCATCAAAACCAACAAATAACTTAAGCTTATAATATGTGCTGATTCCAGACCGAGTAAGAATTTCTACTTCAGAAATAGACGCTTGAGTTTCAGAATCAGTAGATTTTACAATCGTTTGACCAACTAACTTATTAGGATCTCCAGAAATCCTCTCTACAACAACTTCTTCTCTTCTTGTAAATTTTGCTGCTGAGGGTTTGATAAGTTTGGATTCTAAATCAATTACAGATGCATTGACACCATAAAGAACCTTGAACAGAATTTTGAAAGAATCCTCAGTACCCTTTGCCTCATATAAACCTCTTATTTCTTTTACAAAGTTATTAACATCTAAGTCATCTACAAAATCAACATCCTCAAGACCAGGAGCATAAGAATACTTTAATTTTTTGTAAAACTCTTTGAGAAATAAAGAACTTAAGTTTTGTACAAGATCGCCACTTGCATGAACTTCCTGAGATGTATCACTGAATATAAGTTCTTCAGGATCAAGTGCAGAACGATACGAAGAAATACCACTAAAACCTCTTACACATCCAGTGAAAGAAGTTGGAGTTTTTCCAGTATATGTTATAATTTCATCACCGATCTTGAACAGACCATACTCATCAGGAAATCCTTTAGTCGTGGAAACCTGAACTGTATCGGCAGTAGAGGAAATTCCAGCAGTTAAACTGGTGTATCCAGTAACAACCTCTGGTGTAAGGTTGTCAAATTTAAGATACTGGTCTAAGTTCTCAACAATATCAGTAGCACCGCTCTGATGTTCTTGAGAAATATAATATTGCTTCAGAAAGTCAATAGATTTTGGACTTTCGGATCTAAGAAATTCGGGTA